GAATGCGTTCACCCTGGGCGCGGTAAATCTACCGATCGACAAGTTCGATAAGTTCGCCCAGGCGTCGCAGTTCCGACCGCGCGGGTTCCAGTGGGTCGATCCCCAGCGTGAAATCAGCGCGCACGTCATCGCGCTGCAGAACGGTCTGATTTCCCTGCAGGATGTGGCGAACGTATACGGTCGCGATGTCGAAGAAGTATTCACCCAGGTCGCCCGCGACAAGCAGCTGGCGGATCAATTCGGCTTGAAACTGGCGTTCGAACCGTTCGGCGGTGGCCAGTCACCATACGGACCCGGCAAGATCAACCTGCAGACCGGAGAATCATTTGAGGAAATGACCGATGGCGACTAATTTCCCAAAGGAAGGCGACGACCTGAAAATATCGCTACGGAATTCAGAATACCCACAGTTCGATCGCGGATTCGCTGAGAACATCCAGGAATTCAACCGCGAAGTGTGGGCGCTGGGCGGGAATGTTCGCGGGAATGAAGCATTCGCCCTATGGGAACGCGCCAGGGATGGCGACGAAGCCGGTTCGGTTTTGGACTGGATCAAGGAACGCGAAGCCTGGGCAGCGCGTCACTTTGAGGATGGCGGCCAGTTCGCGGACGGCGACCTGGAACCTAATCGCGGTAATGTCGGCGGAATCATCGCACAAATGAAATGGGGCGTCATTGGCACCCTGGGCGAACAGGGCATGAAAGACGTCATCCTGGAACTGGTGAAAAAGCTGGAAGGCAAAAAGGACGAAGAACGCGACGAACGGGAACTGAGCGACGAAGTCGAAACAGCCCTGGAAAACAAGCGCGACGAACACAACGAAGAAGTGGGCGACGATCCACTGCGGCGGGTGACGATCGCAATGCTGCGCGAAGTAATGGAACGCGGCATCGGCGCCTATAAGACGAACCCGGAATCGGTGCGTCCTGGTGTGGGTTCCCCGGAGCAATGGGGATATGCCAGGGTGAATTCGTTTCTATTCGCGCTTAAAAATGATAGATTCCAAGGCGGGAAACACGACACCGATCTGTTCCCCGAAGGGCATCCGCTATCAAGCGAAGATGAGGACAGAACAGTGGAAGAAAGACATATCAAGGAAATCGCCGAAACGGATGATGAAATCATCATCACGTTCGCGAAGGTCCACGACCAGGAAGAAGAAGCCGAACCCGAAATGGAAGAAATGTCCGAAGAACGGTTCAGCAAATCCGAAGTGATTCACCGAATGGAACATTCGGAAGTCACGGAAATGGACGATCGACGTGTCGAAATGTCTGTTTCAAGTGAAAAGCCGGTCGAACGATCGTTCGGTCGCGAAGTTATTGTCCACAGCGAAAAGACGCTGGACCTGGAATTCCTACGTTCCGGCCATGCGCCCCTGCTGCTGGATCACGACCCCGAACGTCAAATCGGGGTGATTGAATCCGTAAGTCTCGATGACTCGGCCCGGCGACTCCGGGCGACGGTGCGTTTTGGAAAAGGCGCGCTGGCCAGCGAGGTTTACCAGGATGTAGTCGACGGCATTCGTTCGAACGTGTCGATCGGTTACAAAGTTCGGAAGATGGAAAGGGACAACGATCAACCTGATCTGTTCCGAGTAATAGATTCCGAAATCATGGAAGTCTCAATCGTAAGTCTACCCGCCGACACGTCCGTCGGTGTTGGGCGTTCGGTCGAAGTTCCAGAAACCGCTACCATTAAACCCATCGAAAAGGAGGTTCCCAAAATGGAACACGAAATCGATCTGGACCAGGTACGTGCTGAAGCTGCTGCCGAACGGTCCAAAGAAATCAACGAAATCATGGGCCTGGCTGTTAAGCACAACCAGCGTTCATTTGCTGACGAAGCTATTCGCCAGGGAATGAATCTTGCCCAGTTCCGTGGCGCATTGTTGGACAAGATCGCCGACAAGCCCCTGGATGTTGCAGACGTTGAATTGACCCAGTCAGAGCAGCGCGAATACAGCCTAATGAACGCTATCCGTAGCGCCCAGGCTGGCCGTTTCGACGGTTTCGAGCGTGAAGTATCTGAAGAACTGGCGAAGCGTTACGGAAAAGAGCCTCGCGGATTTTATGTCCCAAGCTCAATTTTCCAGCAGCGCGACTTGACTGTCGGCACCAACACGGCGGGCGGATTCCTGAAGCCTACCGATCACCTGGGCGGAGAGTTCATCGACGCATTGCGCGCTAACCTGGTCATTTCTGGCCTGGGCGCCCGCATGATGCAGGGACTCAAAGGCGACGTCGCCATCCCAGCGTTGAATGCTAAAACGTCCGTCGGTTTTGTCGCTGAAAATGCGGCACCAGGCGCAGAAGGCGCGCCTACATTCCGACAGGTCACAATGGCACCTAAGACACTGGTCCAGTACGTTGACATTTCGCGCAAGCTGTCAATGCAGTCTGATCCCAGCGTTGAGCAGGTGATCCGTGACGATCTGACCCGCCAGTTCGCGGCTAAGATCGATGAAGTCGCAATCAACGGCGGCGGTTCTAACGAACCCAGCGGCATCATCCAGACCAGCGGCATCGGCAGCGTGGCCATCGGCACCAACGGCGGCGCGATCACCTATGCAGCATTGGTTGATCTTGAGAAGGAAGTCGCAATCGACAACGCCCTGGGCGGAAGCCTGGCATATCTCACCAACCCCAAAGTGGTCGGCGAGATGCGTCAAACTTCACGCCAGTCTGGCGGTGTTGAAGGCAACTTCATCCTGAACGACAGCAACACCCTGTTGGGTTACAACGTCGCCAGCACTACGCTGGTTCCGTCTAACCTGACCAAGGGAACGTCATCTGGCGTTTGTTCTGCTGTTGTATTCGGCAACTTCAACGATCTGATGATCGGTATGTTCGGCGGCCTCGATGTGCTGGTTGATCCTTACACTGGATCAGCGACCGGCGCGACTCGAATCGCCATGTACCAGGATGTTGACGTAGCAGTTCGACACGCTGAATCGTTCGCAGCGATTCTCGACGTCACTACTGCCTAAGCACGACGGCGCCCTGCGGGGCGCCTTTTTTCTTGAGGTTATGACATGAAAGTTAAGCTAGTCAGTTCAATCGCCTGGAAGGGCGAACACCAGGAAGCAGGCAAGGCGCTGGAAGTAAGCGACTCCGATGGATACTGGCTGATTTCGCGCGGTCGCGCGGTGGCCTGGACGGAAGCCAATCAAGTCGACGCGGACACCCGCGCGGAAAAGCCAAAGGCAACCAGGAAGAAGGCGGCCAAGTAAATGCCAGTCGAAACCGACGTCGAACGGGCGATATTTTTCCAGACCGATGGATTCGGTTCGACCGCAACGTATACCCCGGCGGGTGGCGAAGCTGTCACCATAAACGGGATTTTTGAAAAGGATTACGAGGAAGTCGACGCAGGTGGAACCATCGGGTTCGCGGCGACATCCCCGACCTTTCAATGTAACACCACAGACGTTTCATCGGCGGCAGAGGGCGACACCCTGGTCGTCGGCAGCGATTCCTATATCATCCGGGTGGTCATGGAGGACGGGACCGGGATTACTATGCTGCAGCTGGAGGCGCAATAAATGGCGCACGTCCGAAAGCAAATCCGCGACAATATCGTGACCACCATCACCGGCCTGGCGACAACCGGGTCGAATGTCTATCGGACCAGAGTTTACCCCCTGGCGGATGCCAAGCTGCCAGGACTGGCGATTTTTACCGATAGCGAAGAAATCGAACCGTCCACAATTACGCCCCCCAGGACGCAAATGCGAACCCTGACCGTAAGAATCGAAGCATTTGTCAAGGGGGTATCGAATTTTGACGACCAACTCGATACAATCAGCGAGGAAGTCGAGGAAGCATTGGCGGCGGACATTACCCGTGGCGGCCTGGCGCAAGATACCAGGATCACCGGGTTCGAAGCCGATTTTTCTGGCGAAGGCGACCAGCCTGTCGGAGTGGGGCGAATATCCGTTTCGGTGGATTATGTGACCATCGAAAACGACGTCGGCACTGCGGCATAAAGGAGGCAATATGTCGAAGCGAATCAAGGTTTGGCCACCCAAGGGCGGCGAACCAATCGAGGTTTACGAGGTGGATTCTGTTCACCTGGTAGCAAACGGCTGGACCGTTGAGGAATCAGCCAAAACAAAAACCGATCCTGCGATCGATAAATCAACCGATGAGGGTTTGAGCAATGGCAACATTCAAGGGAAACAGCGGAACCGTAAAGGTCGGGTCTGACGCGATCGCGGAAATCCGTTCATATAGCGTTGACGAAACAATGGACACCATCGAGGACACGTCGATGGGCGATACTTATCGCACGTTCAAAACCAGCCTGAAGTCTTTTTCTGGTTCTGTTGATGTCTTTTTCGATGACACCGACACAGCTGGCCAGGGCGCGCTGACTGTTGGCAGCGAAGTCACTGTCAACTTTTTGATGGAAGGCGACACAACTGGTTCGCACCAGTTAAGTGGAACCGCCCTGGTTACAGGTCGAACCATCACTGGTTCGTTCGATGGCATGGTCGAAGCATCATTGACCTTGCAAGGTACGGGCGCGCTGACTGAAGGCACTGCCGCGTAATGCCAGCGGCAAAGCGGAAGTCGACGGCGATCCAGAGGGCGCAGGAGCATTTCAAATCTAAGCCCCTGAAGCGCATCGAAATCCCTGAGTGGGGGGATGAGGAAGGCCCGTTGGTGGCCTACTCGACCCCCTTCACTCTGAAGGATCAAGGGCGCCTGCAGTACATTACCGAAAAGCAATCCCAGGCGGATGTGCTGGCGGAACTGCTGATTATGAAATTGATGGACGAAGAAGGCGAAAAAATCTTCACCATCGAGGACAAGAACGCACTGCGAAACGACGTCGATGCGAATGTCGTGGCGCGAGTAGCGAATTCGATCATGTCAACCGATGAGGCAGCGATCGAAAAAAACTAAGGGAATCGACGGACCGAAAATTTCGGTTCATCCTGGCGGAAAAACTGGGTATGACCGTATCCCAGCTGGAGGCCGAAATGTCCGTCGAGGAATTCATCGAATGGTCGATATTCCTGCGACTGCAGCAAGAGGAATATGAAACACAGCGCAAAGAGGCGATGAATGGCAAATCAAACCGTAAAAGTCGTCTTTGACGGCAAGGACAACACCGGAAAAGCCATTAAGTCGCTGCGCGGCAATCTCGATACCGCGAGCAGGGCGGTCGGGAAAATCAAATCCAGCCTGGGCGGAATGACTGGCGCCCTGGGCGCAGCTGCGGGCGCTGCTGGATTTGGTCTATTAGCCAGGAACGCACTTCAAACCGCCGATAATCTGGCGAAAACATCGACCAGGCTGGGCGTTGCTGCCAAGGATATGGCGTCGCTACAGCTGGCGGCCAACTATGCCGGGGTGGAAACCGAGACATTCTCCAAGTTAATGGAGATATTCCAGAAGCGGGTCGGCGAGGCGGCAGACGGTACTGGCCAGGCGCGCGAAATCCTGGAGAGGTTCGGAATATCCGCCGAAAAGCTGGCAACCCTTCCCCTGGATCAGCAGCTGGCGATTATTGCGGATGAGTTCAAGAACTTAAAAAACCCGGCAGAACGCGCGGCAGCGGCGTCCGACTTGTTCTCAAATCGAGGCATAAAATTACTTAATTTCCTGGACCACGGTTCCGAAGGACTGGACGATTTGCGCGCTGAGTTTAAGCGGCTGGGCCTGGAAATAGACGACAACGCCCTGGGACAAATTGAATCATTCAACGATTCAGTGACAAGGTTCCAGGGTATTGTCCAGGCTGCGATGGTTAAGGGACTATCTGAAGCGGCGCCCCAAATGGAAAACGTCGCCCAAAAGCTGGCGGAAATGGCGGTTCCGCTAACCGGGAAACTGCTGGACGGGTTCCAGTTCTTACTGGATAACCTGGGACTGATAACCAAACTATTCGTCGGGTTTATTGCGGCGATGGCCGTCACCAGGGTGATCCAATTCGCGACCGCCCTGATACAGCTGGGGAAAGCCCTGGCGACGATTCGGGTGGCAGCAATAGCAACCCAGGCGGCACTTGGTCCTATCGGTATAGCGATGGGGGCAATCGGTGCGCTGGCACTTGTATTTTCGGATGATGTAGTCGCTGCGACTGATTCCCTGGATGACATGGTCGGCGGTTCCGATGACGCGACCGATTCGACGGATGACCTGGAAAAGGCGCTGAAGGAACTGGATCGCACCACCAAGAACGTCGAAAAACCCCTAAGCGATCACGCGGACGTCGTCGACGAAGTCGCTGACGAATCCAAGAAAGCGGCAGTGGAAACAAACGAATTCCGGGAAGCCCTGGAAAAGCTGAAGGACAAAGCCAAGGCGCCAACGAAGGCGATCGATGATTTCCAGAAGAAAGTCGCAATCCTGACCGAGCAGTTCAACAAAGGCGAAATCGGCGGCGATGATTTCAACCGAATGCTGGCGGAAATGACCAAGGAACTGACCGGCGTCGAGGATAAACTGCAGGACAACATCGACAAGCAGAAAGCCCTGGAAGCGGCGATCGATGCGGCGATCAAGACGGGCGGAGAAAACGAATCCCAGCTGGCGGCAATGCGTCGCGAACTGGAAAAGCTGAAGGACGAACAAGCCGACCTAATCCTGGAAACTGAAGGACTGACAAAAGCCCAGATCGATCTGCTGGATGAAATCAAGGGAACGACCGACGCGGTCGCGGATTACCAGAACGCGGTGAAAAACCTGGATCAACTGCTGGCGAACGGCAAGATCACCCAGGACGAATACAACGATTCCCTGGCGGACTTCAACGAAGAAATGACCGGGATCGTCGATCCCATTCGCCAGGCGGACCGTGAAATCGAAGCCCTGGAAGCCCAGATCGAAGCCCTGGGCGAAAATACCGACGGAACCAGCGCAACCCTACAGACCTTAAAAGCGCGCCTGGAGGCGGCGAAACAGGCGGCTAGTGACCTGGCTGGTCCCCAGGGTCAACAAATGATCCGCGACTATTACGACGAAATCGCGAAGGGAACCGATCCCGACGAAGCCCTGGACAAGCTGGAAGCCAAACTGCGCGAAGCGGAAACAGCGGCGGGACAGCTGTTCGGCGTTCCGATGCTGAACAAGATTCGCGGGTTCTTTGATGCCATCGGCGCGGGTGCTGCCGGGGAAGGCGCCATCGGTTTATTGAATGGCGCGCTGACTGACCTGGAAGGCGCGTTCGCGGAGTTCTTCACGTCCGGCGATCTGAAGTTTTCTTCATTTGTCGAAAACATCATCGACGGATTGAAGCGAATCGCAGCTGAAGCGATCGTTTCGGTCGGTCTGAATTTCGTCAAAAACATCATCCCAGGATTGAACACTGGCGGCCAGGTGGAAGGGTTCGCGGTCGGTGGCCGGGTTACGGGTCCAGGCGGACCGACGGAAGATCGCGTCCCGGCGATGCTATCCCCTGGCGAATTTGTGATTCGTGCGAATTCGGTGTCGAAGTTCGGAACCGGATTCTTTGAAGCCCTGAACGCTGGGGTGATTCCGAAAGATATGATTCCTGGCTATAACCTGGGCGGATTTATTTCGAAATTCCTGTCCGGTCCATATGCCTGGGTTACTGGCGGCGGTTACACCATCGATAACGCGAACTGGGCGACCTATTTGATGGACCTATACGAAATATTTTCCCAGGTCGATCCGCGCGATGATCCTATGGAAGCCTACGACACGGCGCTGGAATATGTCGTGAACCTGATCGGTCGCGCGATTTCTGACGCGATGGCTAAGATCGAGGAGGCATTTGGCGGTTCAGTATTCGGCAGCGATATGCTGGGCGAATACATGGGCGGCATCCTGGGACCGATCGGCGCTCTGGACCCCCAGGATTTCCTGAATAAATTCAAGTATTTCAACACGGATGAATTCACGGGCGGCCTGCGCGACTCGATATTCGATCATATTTTCGCGCCGATCAATGACATGATCTTTTCGCTGCCTGACTTCAACATGGACGAAGAATTCGCCAGGATGTATATGGGCGCGTCGAGCGTCGTGAACCGCGAATTCGGCGGTCCCCTGGAGCGCGGCCAGGCGTCGATCGTGGGCGAGAACGGCCCGGAACTGTTCTTGCCAGATCGCCGGGGCAATGTTTCGCCCATATCCAAAGACGGCGGGCGGGAATTGATCGCGGCGGTTCGTGAGGTCAAATCGGAGGTCGCGGCATTGCGCCGACAAATGGATCGGCAAAATCCGGTTCAGCTGGCAGGCGGGCGAAAATAATGTCGACACTGCGGGAATTTTTTTCTCAAGAAACAAGCGGCGACATTCGATATTTGCTTCATGCCGTGCCAGAGGATTATTCAAACGTCATTTTCCCATCGGTTCCCCCGGTCGAGGTCGACGTTTATTTTTCGAATGTGGCGTATATGGATCGCACGTCCCCTAAGACCACGCCATTTTATTACAAGCGATTCGACCCCAGGATAATCACCCCCCTGAATATCACCCAAAGCCTATTTGAACCAGGCAAGACGGGCGGCGTTATAACGCCCCAGCGGGGGACCATTTCCCTGTCGAATGCAGACGGGGAACTGGATTATTTGCTGGGGTATTCCTGGGATAAAAAGCCAATTTCGCTGTATGTCATGCGGACCGACAACATTAAGGAACCCGTAGATTTTGCCGACCATGTGCTGATATTCGAAGGCGTGACCCTGGGGGTTTCTGCCAACCTGGAAACGATCGACATCGTCGTTGCTGATTTTGGGACAAAATTGGACGTTGATTTTCCGCCGAACAATTACGCAGGGACGGGCGGAAACGAAGGCAGCGCAAACCTGGCGGGGCAGCCCAAGCCGGTCACGCTGGGGCAGGTTTTCAACATTCCGCCGGTCCTGGTCGATGAATCAAACAATGTTTACCAGGTCCACGATGGGGCGGTGACGTCCATTGATGCGGTATATGAGGGCGGCGAATCGCTGACCCTGACAACGGATTACACGGTCGACCTGGCGAATGGCCGGTTCACACTGACCAGCACACCAACGGGGATCATTACGGCGGACGTCACGAATGACATCGACAGCGGCGAACCCCTGTCTTACCCAGGCGTAAATCGCGCCGGGTATATCATAAAGCACATTTTCGAAAACTACGCTGGGATGGTCGATGGCACCGATTTCAACAGGTTCTTTTTCCGGCCACCTGGCCCCGTAAACAACACCGAACACGGGGCATATTTCAATACCAGGATAACCGCGCTGGACGCTGTTTCATTATTCGCGAACTCAATCGGGGCGAGCATATTCCCCAGAAGTATCGCGGGAGTGCCAACCGGGGCGCTGGGGATACTTGTCCCCGAGTTCCCAACGACGAATCCGTCATCATCTGCGGACCCGATAACAGACAAAGAAATTCTGGATATTGAGCAGCTACCCACGGAAAGGTATTCTGGTGTCGAAGTTCTTGTCGGATATAAAAAAAACTATCAAGTATTAACAGAGGACCAGTTATCGGCGACCCCAGACGACCGGGACTTTGTCACCCGTGAATGGCGGGTTAGTACGGTGGCGATGGTCGACCTGACGTGGGGTTTGGCGTATGAAGGTCTTAGGAACATTTCAATCAACACGACGGCAATTTCAAGCTCTGACGCTGCAACCATTGCGACGCGATTGTCGAACTATCATTTGAGGAACGCCAATATATACCGGGTTCGGTTGAAAATGACGGTATCATATCTAGAGATTGGCGACGCGGTAGAACTGCGATCATCGCGCCTAAACTTAACCGATAGCAGCGGGGCGGGTTATCCGATGCTGATTCTGTCAAAATTTGAAGATTTTGAAGCAAACGAAATCACCCTGGAATTGATGGGGGAGGCGAGTTAAATGCTTATCACGAGTTCCAACTGGGTCGATGATGCGGTGATTACGGCGCACACCACAGAACAGGACACGACATACACCAAAGCTGAAAACGTCCAGGCGATGCAGCTGTCAAAATCATATGTAGCAATCGATAACATTTCGGCATATATGGAATTCGATTTCGGCAGCCAGAAGATCGTCGACACGGTGGCGGTCCTCGGGCATAACCTGGACCAGAGCGTCGGAACGGTCCGGGTTCGCCTGGGCAATGATGCAACATTCGCAACGACCGAATACGACAGCACAGCGGTCGCAGCCTGGCCAACGGTTGAGGAATTCGGGTATTTGGCCTGGGGGGAATTTCACTGGGGCGGCATTTTGAGCGGTACTGCGGCGCTGGATTACACAATCAGTTTTTTTAAGGTTCTATCCCAGGCGGTCCAGGTGCGATATATGCGGCTGGATTTTGCATCGGCATCGACCGGACCGTTGATCGAAATCGGACGGGTATTCGCGGGTCCAAGCTATCGACCCACGAACTCGATGGCGTTTGGCTGGGAAATCACCTGGGTCGATGATTCGATCGTCACGAAGTCAATGAACGGCAACACGTTCATCGATGAAAGGCCCAGGTATCGGCGGCTATCGTTTACGCTGCCAGCCCTGGGAAGCGGTGAGATTTTCCATAATATATTCAACCACCTGGACCGTCGGCGCGGTATCGCAAAGGATATTATTGTGATTCCCCAGCCATCGGATGAAACGACATTCATCACTCAAAATATCTATGGGCGAATGCTAGACTTGAACCCAATAGAAAACCGGGCGCCCCTGTATTATGAGCGCCAGATTGAAATCGAGGAAATCATCTAATGGCCTTTCCAGTCACTATAAACGGACGCACCTACACCCTGGCGGATTTCTCTGGTCAAAACTATGTGACCGGGTTCCCCGACGCCCTGCAAGATTTTGTCACTGAAGCCGGGCAAACCGTAACGGATGCAGAGGCAGCGCAGACGGCGGCGGAAACCGCGCAGACTGGCGCCGAGGCAGCCCAAACAGCGGCAGAAGCGGCACAGGCGGCAGCGGAGGCGGCCCAGGAAGCGATCGATGGTTTGTACCTGGGCGCCCAGGCAAGCAATCCCGCGGTGGATTTGAACGGCGATCCGTTGACAGCTGGCGACTGGTATTTCAACACGACGGACAACAATTCGCGCGTATATGACGGCAGCGCCTGGAACATTATCGACCCGGATTTAAGCGGTGACGCATCGCCTACCCTGGGCGGTGATCTTGATGGCAGCGGATACAACATTTCCGGCGTGGGCGATTTGACCATATCCGGCGACCTAACCGTAGACACCAACACGCTGTACGTTGACTCTACGAATAATCGGGTGGGGATTGGTGTCACGAATCCAAACCACAAGCTAACTTTGCCACAAGTGGACGGCACATCTATAGGCATGGATGCTAGTACTGGGTTTACCCTTAATGGGACTAGCTGTACTTATTATGGTCTAACCTACCAAAATAGAACAGGCACAGGCTTTAATACTATCCTGTCGGGGTATGACAACATACTGTTTGCTACGCTTGGTGCCGAGCGTGTCCGCATCACCAGTGGCGGCAACGTGGGGATTGGTACAACTGATCCGCAAGCCCCTTTGCAAATTGCTCAAGGCGCAACAGGAACGTCTGATTTGCTACAGCTAGATTCAGACGGAACTCGCGGCCTTGGTATTTCTCTTAATACTTCAAGCACTGGTCGCAACAGGAACAGAACTGTATACCGCTCTGGAGATTTGGCAGGTGAGCATGAATTTTTAACAGGAAGTGGAACGTCTACTTTATATCTTAAGGCAGACGGCAACGTGGGGATTGGCAAGAGTCCGGCTAGAACCTTGGACATAGAAGCGACGGCGGGTTCTATTGGGCTATCTTCAACTAGCGGCGGCGCTGAGATTAGATTTAACTCAGCCAACACTAACAACACTCGATTACGCTGGAACGGAAACTCTGGTTACTTTGCTATAAGGGATGACGACAACTCAAGTGACAGGTTTATTGTCGACGGCAGCGGCAACGTGGGGATTGGTGGCGCGCCTAGTCACGCCTTTGAGCTAATAGGTAGATCAACTTTAAGTACAACCGCGCAAGTCAAAACAACTACCGCGCTTGGTCAATGGCGAGTAGAAAACGACAGCGGGTTGTTTAACTTTGCTATTGATAACTCCTCTGGAAGCTCTTTTGGTAAAGGAGCATACGCGAGACACATCTATAGTAGCGGGGCTTTTCCATTGGTTTTCTGGACTAATGGCAATGAACGTATGCGTATCGACTCCAGCGGCGACTTGCTGGTTGGGACTACTGTAGGCGCGTCATCGGCAAATGTAAAATCCGTCTTTAAGTCAAGCGGCACGGGCTGTTACCTTCAGATGGCCGCTAGCGCAAATACTGCTGGGGCGCTTATTGGCGCGGTTACTAACGGTGATTTACAGTTTTATAACTACACTGGCGCTATAGGCTCAGAGACTTACGGCAACCCCACGATGGTTCTCGACTCCAGCGGCAACTTGCTGGTTAACAACGCAACAACTTCAAATTCCGGGGCGTCGGTAGCAACAAGCGCAAAGTTTGCGGTTGCGGGATCAACCGGTCAAACAAACATTTCAAACACCGGAAACGAATTATATTTCTCCCGCGTTGGTGCAAACTACATCAGCGCGACTAATGCTGGCGCATCGCTGATTTATACGGCTGGAAGTTCAAATAGCGGCGCTCATTATTGGAGGGCCGGTTCAAGTGATAACGCAATGACCTTGCGAGCAGATGGTGCCTTCTTAGTCGGTACTGATAATAGTTCTAGGTCGGCAGATGACGGTCTGAAGGTGGCGCAAAACTCTGGAACAAATCTTCAATGGTGCGTA